GATAAATTGAGCGCAGACAATAACATATATGAGCCGACGCCGTATGAGTATAAACTACTTGCGGTGCTCGCTGATCCTGGTAATTGGGAACTAAACGTCACTGATCGCTGCGCAAAAGCTGGTGTGTCTCGGCGGCTTTATTACCAGGCAATGTCAAAGCCTGGGTTTGTAGAGATTTACAATAAGTATATGCAGGATGCTATAAAAGGCCATATTAATAAGGTTATTGAGGCTACATATAAATTTGCTACCACTGATTCCAAAAACCATGCAGACCGTAAATTATTAATGGAGATGGCTGGGTCATATTTATCTAGGCAAAAAATCGAGGCATCGGTGGACGGGGATCTTAACGGCCAGTTCCAGGTAAACTTCACCAGTTCCGACGAACAATAAATATTCACTTCTTTGCGTAAATATACATTTCTTCGATGCCGTAATATTGGGATTCTTAATTATACAAAAGTATGCAAAGATAAGAACGCCAATATTCCTAGATTCCTAGTTTACATAATATTCATTATCAGAATATAAGAGTACTTTTACTGAGTAGTTTATACATAAAGGAGTTATTGTTTGAGAGTTTGTTTAATATGTGGAACGTCCATAGAAAACAGAAGAACAACTGCAAAATATTGCCCAACTTGCGCAAAAATCAAAACAAGATCAGAAACATTCAATAAACAAACAGATAAACAATACCGCCAAACCTGGGGCGACAAACAATATCATATAGTAAAACGAGCAGCACACAGCGAACAAGGAGTAAATTGTATTGTCTGTGGCTGGACTATAAAAGGAATGCATTACGGCGGATGTAATATCCACCATATCATACCATTATCCGAAGGCGGCAAAGATCACAAAGATAATGTCGCCGTACTTTGCCCCAACTGCCACGTTCTGGCCCATCAAGACCTCATTACAAAGGACGAGCTTCTAGGATTAGCGGAGATAGCACGTCGAACCAGGCCGGACCTGGAACAGATCAGGGATCTTGTAAATAAAAAACTCAGACCATTAAATACAAAGATCAAAGCAGTATAAAAACATAGTTTTATTTTCTTATATTTGCGTTCAAAGATCAAGCAGCCTGGCCACAGTGTTCCAGGCACCAGGCCCGGAGGGGGCCACCCCCCGCCAGCCGATTCACTGTACTATATACCCCAGCACAAAAATTTTTTCAATAAAATTCCAGACTACTACGTACACGGAATAAACCCTCCCTGATCAACGGCCAATAAGCCGCCTGCGGAATACTGGTTACGGGGAGTAAGGAACGAGGTCCCATGCCCAAAATAGAAATCAAGTGGAAACCCCAACCGAGACAATTAACCTTCTTGCGTGCCTGCGGCCTGTCCCATCCCTTTGAGGGCGGCGCAGCAAGCCCGCCGATTGCCAGAGTAATAGGATACGGTGGAGCCGCTGGTGGAGGGAAATCTGATTCCTTGGCAGGTATGGCAGTTATAGCCGGTCTTACTTTTCCAGGTATAAAAATCGGTTATTTCCGTCGCGAGTTCCCAGACCTTGAAGGACCAGGCGGCGCGATTATGAGAAGCCAGGAATTATTAGGTGGAATGCCAAAGATTTTTAAATACCACGCAACCAGGCATAGATGGACATTCCCAAACGGTTCTATATGGCAGTTCTGTCATTGTAAAAACGAGGACGACGTTTACGGTTACAAGTCTCAGCAATTCGATATTATTTTAATGGATGAAGTGACCGAGTTTACAAGGCATCAATACAGGTATTTATTAACCAGAAATAGAGCAACCAGACCAGGAGTAACTCCATTTATGGCCCTTGCGACAAACCCTGGCGGACCTGGGCATGGGTGGTTTAAAACAGACTTTGTTGATTCTGGGCCACCGGAAACGGTGAACGATACAGAAGTTGAGCCAGGTAAATTTGAAAAACATTGCTTTATTCCCGCGAGACTTGCGGATAATGTCATCCTTGAGAAACGAGATCCAGGGTATAGGGCAACTCTTGAGGCCCAGGACGAGATAACTAAGAAACAGCTTTTGGACGGAGACTGGGACACCTACGCCGGTCAGTATTACTCCGAGTTCAACCGCAACATTCACGTGATTAAGCCCTTTGCGATACCGGATTGGTGGAAGCGGATCAGGGCATTGGACTACGGGTTGGACATGACCGCCTGTTATTGGGTAGCGGCCAGCCCGGATGGCAGGAACTACGTGTACCGGGAGTTGTACGAGAAAGACTTAAATCTTACTCAGGCAGCGAAGAAGATACAGGCATTGACCAGAGTTGACGAGCGCATATCTTACACTGTTGCGTCGCCGGATCTTTGGAACCGCCGGCAGGAAACCGGGTACTCAGGGCAAGAGATCATGGCCAAGGCAGGGTTAAAAGGACTCGTCAAGGCAGACAATTCCAGGGTGCAGGGATGGCGCACCTTGCGTGAGTTCCTGGCACCATACGACGACGAGCAGGGAATCAAGGTAGCGAGACTCGCCATATTTGACCCCTGTATAAACTTGATACGGTGTATACCGCTGCTACAGCACGACGACCACGACCCGGAGGACGTGGCGGACAAGCCCCATGAGATCACACACGGGCCGGAGGCTCTTAGGTATTACTGTATGTCAAGGCCGGCGGTCAGCGTTAGTGAGGACGAGATCGCGGTACGACGCCGGAAGCGGCGGAAAGCAACGGCCCCGGTGGTGAGCAGAATAACAGGGTATTAAGGAGAGAGAGAATGGAGATACCAAAAAACCTTAAAATCTGCGGAAAAGACTACACTGTTCAATTTGACCCAACCATGGCAACAGAAGAAGGATATAGCGCTCTAGGTTTTCACCGCGGGGCGTTGCAATTAATACAAATAAATCCGAATTATTCACAATCGATGCAAGACAGCACATTACTGCATGAAATTATCGAGGCTATTAATTATAGTTTTGAGCTTGGTATGGAGCATAAACAAATTTCAGCTCTTGAGGAAGTTTTATACCAAGTTTTAAAAGAAAATAAACTCCACTTCGACGAATAGGGAGGCATATGCAGTACCTAACAAAAGACTTCGGGCAAAGCGAATACGCGTATATTGTCCCATTGAGTGACCTACATATCGGAGAAGAAGGATTTGACGAAGCAAGATTTATTGAATTTCGGGACTGGATCAGAGACACCCCCAACACCTACGCAATACTAGTAGGGGATATATTAAACTGCGCCACAAAGACCAGCAAGTCCGATATTTACGGCGAGAAACTTAATCCATCGGAAGCCAAGCGAAAAGCAATCTCAATTTTGAGTCCAATAAAAGAAAAGATACTGGCAAGCGTCAGTGGCAACCACGAGTTTAGGGTATACCGAGAATCCGGCAACGACATAGCAGAGGACCTTGCGGTGATGCTCGGCGTACCCTATGCCCGTGAGGGAGTACTAATAAACATGAAATTCCGGCCATACGACACCAAGGGAGCCGTGAATTATACATTATACGCAACTCATGGCCACGGCGGGGGAGGCACCAAGGGATCAAAGACCAACGTCCTCAACCGCATGGCATCAATAATCGAGGCAGACATTTATATTTGCGGACACATTCATTTTATGACCACGTTCTCAGATTACAGATTCATGCCCGACATACAGAGAGGGCGCATTAACCGGGTGAAACACACCTACGTTTCCAGCGCCGGGTTCTTGAAATGGGGCGGCTACGCGGAACAAATGATGCTCCCGCCGGGAAAGCTCGGAGCGCCAAGGATAAGGTTGTCAGGGATTAAGAAGGATTTCCACGTATCTATTTAAGGGGGAAGAAAATGGAGCAGGCAGGCGAGTACAAAGTGAATAAGTACCCCGAAACCATGGCCGGCGAGCTACTTGAGAGACTGAATTATGCGTCGTCACACCGATTACAGTATGAAGATGCAGCCGCCAATTATTATAAACAGTATGTAGGGTACAAAGAGGATCTGGCCGAAGAATTTAGTGGCCGGTCCAACTTACATATACCCAGGACCTACGAAGAAATAGACACCCTGCGTGCCAGGATGATAAAATCCATCTTTGCGACCAGGCCCTATATAGACTTTATCCCGAAACCGGCGGGCATCGTGCCGGATGGCATAGAGCCGAAGATGTATATCGAATTGCTTGAGGACAAGGCTAAGATCGCTGCGTCCGTGGTCGACGATCAGTTGGACGGGTTGGTCGTGCCGATGTACGGCTTTATTACGAATATGCTTATATACCCCGTGTCCGTGGCGTCAGTAGGTTGGAAATACGAGACAAGGACCATAACCGAGACAGTCCAGGTGCCGGAAGAAAAGATGGTGTTTTCCAAAGACGCCGGAATGAATATTTCGACCATGGAGTATAAAGACCGCGAGGTAGAGACTGAGGTAATAGTCTATGACGACAACGAGATAAAGCCCATTGACTACTTCGACTTTTGGCTTGATCCCCGTGCCACCAACCTGGACAATGCCCGTTTTGCGTTCCATAGAGAGTGGTTGACCAAGAATGAGCTTGTCGATTACTTAACCTGGACCCAGGAAGTAGGAGCAGGAGAGGTATACTTCCCGGATGATTGGGACAGTATTGCAGCAGCCGGCGTCAACCTGGACGACGGGCGAGTTACCAGGCAGGCGGCAATCGGTCTGCAGGCAGAGACAGAGCAGGGATATTGGGAGAAAGCCAGTGACGGTTATCTGTACGAAGTAATCCATGAGTGGACCAAGACCACCCATCGGATGCTTATAAATCGGACATACGTCATTATGGACGGGAAGAACCCGTATACCAAGCACGGCAAATTACCGTTCATTGCCGCATCGTTCGAGCCGCTGCCGGGAGAGTTCAACGGAATCTCAGCTTGCCAGCTCCTTGAGCATTTACAGGCCGAGCTTAATACCACCCGTAACCAGCGAGTGGATAATGTCAGTTTTATATTAAACCGCATGTGGCTCGTAAGGCATGGCGCAGACATTGACGAGAACGAGTTAATCTCCAAGCCCGCCGGTATTATTCACGTTGATAATATCGAGCAGGACGTGAAGGAGCTTGATACCAAGCTCACCGTCGGTCCTGACTCATACAAAGAAGAAGAAATACTGAAAGCCGATATGGAGAACGCCGTAGGCGTCCCGGCAGTAGTCCGGGGAGCCAGTGAGTCCGCAGGCGACCAGACCGCTACCGAGGTTGTCACTAAGTCAAGCAGCGCCGGCATCCGGTTTGATGCTAAAGTAATGCTCTTTGAGGCCTTGGCTATTAACCGCCTTGCGTACCTCATGGATTGCAACAACCAGCAATTCATTGACGACCAGCGGCTAATCCAGGTATACGGTCCCATGGGCGCAGAGTGGAAAGCAATCGACCCGGACCATCTTATCGGAGAGCATAATTACCGGCCCGCCGGATCAAGCGTTGACCCTATGGCAAACAAAGAACTGCGCCGCAAGCAGTTAAATGAACTCTTTGCGATTGTATCCCAGCAGCAGGTATTGTCCCCTTATATAGATATGTACGAGTTAATTCGCTTAATGCTCGAAACCTACGATATTCGCAACGTGGACAGCATTATGAAAAATAAAGAGCAGGTCCAGTTTGAGATGCAGCAGCAACAAATGATGCAAGCGGCCATGCAGTTACAGCAAACACAGCAGCAATTAACGCAGGCCGGAGGGCCGCAAAATCCGAGTATCACCCAGCCAGCGAAATTGACCATGGCTGACACAATGGCCGCAGAATTAGGAGGGCAGATGGGTGGCAGATAAGATTACACAAATTCAAGAAGGTGCTGTTTTGGTTGATCTCGTTGCGTCTGACGGATGGGGCGTTCTTGAGAACCTTATCCAGACTCAGATAAAAAACGATATTGGCCAATTAACACAACAGGCTACGAAGGATATTGAGACAATT